GCAGCTGGAGTAGTAACATCTAAAGAGCCAATCTTTAGGTATGCCCCAATGGAAACCAGATCATCTCCTGGGTCAGATGAAAGAATTCCAGTAGTTGCAGTAGACATGGCAGAGGCAGAGCGTATTGGTTTAATTAAAATTGATGCCCTGGGTCTAAAGACTCTTAGTGTGCTTCAGGACACCCTAAAGATTATTGAGCAAAGACATAGCAAAAAGCTAGAGCTACTTTCTGTAAACATGGAAGACCAAAAAGTTTATGAGATGCTTTCTTCTGGATACACGAAAGGTGTCTTTCAGTGTGAAGCTACTCCCTATACTAACTTGCTTGTAAAGATGGGCGTTAAAAACTTTGCAGAACTTGCTGCATCCAACGCCCTTGTTCGTCCTGGTGCTGCAAACACTATTGGTAAAGACTACATTGCTCGTAAGCATGGTAAGCAAAACATTAGTTACCACCACCAAGTAATGAAAGCTTTTACTCAGGAAACCTACGGATGTATCTTGTACCAGGAACAGGTTATGCAGGCCTGTACAGAGCTTGGTGGAATGACGATGGCAGAGGCAGACCAAGTTCGTAAGATTATTGGTAAGAAAAAAGATGCAAAAGAGTTTGATAAGTTTAAGGATAAGTTTATAGACGGTGCCTCTAAATTTATGGCTCCCAACTCTGCAAGAGATCTGTGGCACGACTTTGAAGCCCACGCAGGATACTCGTTTAATAAGTCTCACGCCGTAGCTTACTCTACCCTCTCATACTGGACAGCATGGTTAAAGTATTACTACCCACTAGAGTTTATGTTTGCTCTTCTTAAGAATGAAAAAGACAAGGACACAAGAACAGAGTATCTGATTGAAGCTAAGCGTATGGGAATCTCCGTTAAGCTGCCACATGTTAACGATTCGGATGCTGACTTTAAAATCGAGGGCAAGGGAATTCGCTTTGGACTAACTGCTATTAAGTTCATTTCTGACAACATTGCTGCCAAGTATATCTCTCAAAGACCATTCAAGAGTTATAAGCACCTAGAAGAGTTTACGCTTGCCAAGGGTAGCGGAGTAAATACCAGATCCCTGCAAGCCCTGAGAGTAATTGGTGCAGCTACCTTTCAGGACAACCCAAGAAACGAAGAAGAAATCAAGGAAAACCTTTATGATTTCTTAAACCTTCCAGAATTCAACATTACAGTTCCATCTCACTACTATGCCTTTATCAATCCGATAGAAGAGTTTGAAGAAAAGGGGGCATTCGTTTTGATGGGCATGGTAAAGTCTATTAAGCGTGGCAAAGGCTGGTCACGAGTGGAAGTCTTAGATAAGACTGGAAGCGTAGGAATATTTGATGAAGAGCAAACAGCTATTGAGGCTGGCAGGAGTTACCTCCTTCTATGCGATAACAATAGGATTGTTACTGCTATTCCTGTGGATGAAATTAAACAGTCCAACAATGCCCTTGTAAAGTTCTTGGGATATAAGCAGCTCCCCTACAAAGATGACGATATGTTTGTAGTTTCCTTTAAGCCAAGAATTACTAAGGCTGGTAAGAAGATGGCTTCGCTAACACTTGCGGACAGTTCTAGAAATCTGCACTCGGTAACGGTCTTTCCAACGGCCTTTCCAAAAGCTTATATGAAGGTTCAAGAGGGGTCTGCCTACAGCTTCTCTTTTGGAAAAACAAAAGACGGAACAATAATTATGGAGGATGTAAATGATATATAACTCATTAGACATTATGGCAAAAGATATTCACAGCACTGCAGTAGAAAAAGGATTTTGGCCAGACAAGGTAGACGATATCTTTATTACCAAACAGCTTATGATGATTGTGTCAGAGGCGGTAGAGGTAATGGAAGCTATTCGTAAAGATAAGGGAAAGCAAGAGGTTGCTGACGAGATGGCAGACATCATAATCAGAACGCTTGACTTATACCAAGGATTGGTGGATAGTGGATATATCGACCAAGAGCTACAGGTAGCTCTAAACAATAAGACTAGTTTTAATAAGTCACGACCAGAAAGACACGGAGTAAAGTTTTAATGACAACTATAGAAGAAGCTTTTGCACTTTTAGATCCAAAGATTAGAAAAAGAATTGGTTCTGGAGTAGGTGTTAAAACAGAACTACAGCCTACGCCAAGCGTGGGTCTCAACAGGGCACTAGGTGGTGGCTTTCCATACGGTAGACAGGTTCTTCTTTGGGGAAGCAAGTCTAGTGCAAAGTCTTCGCTTTGTTTGCAAACAATTGCTATGGCACAAAAAGAAGGAAAGCTTTGTGCTTGGGTAGATGCAGAGATGTCTTATGACGAAGACTGGGCTAAGAAGCTTGGGGTAGATACCGAAAAGCTAATCTATTCAGAGGCAAGAAGCATCAACGACATGGTGGATGTTACTGTGGCTTTGCTTCATGCTGGGGTAGACTTTGTTGTAATCGACAGTATCAGCTCTCTGCTTCCAGCAGTATATTTTGAAAAAGATTCTACAGAGCTAAAGCAGCTAGATCAGACTAAACAAATTGGTGCAGAGTCTAAAGACCTAAAACATGCTTGGATGATGATTAACTATGCTAACAACAGAGAAAAGCCAGCACTTGTTGTGGCTATTTCACAAGCTAGAAATAACATTACGGCTATGTATACTCAGTCTGTCCCTACTGGAGGAAACGCCACACAGTTCTTTTCTTCAACCATCGTAAAGCTATTCTCATCCAGCTCTGACTCTAAGGCTATCAAGGGTAAGATTAAGGTTGGAGACAAGCTGATTGAGCAAAAGCTTGGTAGGAGGGTCTTGTGGGAAGTTCAAAACTCTAAGACCTCTGCCCCAGGAGATACTGGGGAATATGACTTCTACTTCAGAGGCGACACAATCGGCATAGACGGCATTGGGGACCTGGTGGACACAGCAGAGCTATTGGGAATTGTAGAGCGTTCTGGGGCCTGGTACATCCTCCCAGACGGGTCTAAGGTCCAGGGTAGAGATGGGTTTGTCAATAAGGTAAAAGAAGACAAAGACCTAGAGGCATCAATTAGAAGTAAGCTTAATGTCTAAATATATAGTTATTAACGGTATTTTTAAATGCCACACCTGCAAAGAAGAAGTAACGTCTTTGCGATGCTACGGAGAAGACAAGCTTCTTAGCTGGATGTGTTCAGAAAAACATCTTACAAACGTAAGCTTAAAACCAAAGACAAAGAGGGATTATGAGCGAGAGAGGTGAAAGCAAGAGGCTTGGTGCTAAGCAGCACAAGAACTCTGGCAGGGGGCTTCACAAGGGCGACGCTTCTTGGGAAAACTTTACTATTGACTTTAAAGAAGTTGGTAAGTCGTTCACCCTAAATAAAGATGTATGGGCTAAGGCAACTACGGATGCGATTAAAAATAATAACGATCCAGCAATCGTAGTTGTGCTAGGTGAGTCTGGAATAAAAACAAGATTAGCAATTATAGAATTATCAATACTAGAAGAACTGACAGGAAAATAAAAATGAAAATACTACTACTAGATATAGAAACAACACCAATGCAAGTTTATACCTGGGGCCTTTGGGACCAGAATATTAGCATTGATCAAATCATCAAGAGCACAGAAATGCTGTGCTTTGGTGCCAGGTGGCTAGACGGAAAAAAGGTAATCTTTAAGTCTGTTCATCACGACGGGAAAAAAGAAATGCTAAAAGAGTTGCACAAGCTAATGGACGAGGCAGACTTGTTGGTTGGCTGGAACTCTGCAGCTTTTGACCACAAGCATATTAATCGAGAGTTCTTAGAGAATAAAATGGCACAGCCATCACCTACAAAAGACCTAGACCTTATGAGCATTACAAAGGCTAACTTTTTGTTCCCATCGAACAAGCTAGACTATGTGGCACAAAAGCTAGACGTTGGTGCCAAGGTAAAGCACTCTGGGTTTAAGCTATGGATTCGTTGCATGGCAGGCGACAAGAAAGCTTGGAAAGAGATGAAGGAATACCAGATTCAGGATGTAAATCTTCTGGTAGATCTATACCAAGAGCTGCTTCCGTGGTTTGTTGGCAAGGCAAGTGCAACAACAAAAGAAAAGATAGCTATCTCTGGATATGACAGGGAGTCTGAGGTATAATATTATTATGGAACAACAGCAAACAACTATCGATTCAATTAACGGACTATCTGAAATTGCAGAGTATATGCAGGATGAAGAGCTAAACACAGCCCTCACTTTTATTGCCAAGGTAATTATTAAGCCAGACATTCCTATAAACGTAGTAACTATTGAAATAGTAAGACTACAAGCGATAGCTGCCAAGATGGCTTTCAAAGCCACCTGGATGGCTAATGTTGACAAGTCAGATCGTGGCAAGAAAAATCTATACTACACTGCCGCAGAAGCTATCAACAACCTTGTATCTGCCTTGAAATATATCGCTAGATAGTGTATACTAGAGGTATATAGAAAAGAGCTTAACCAATGACAAAAAGTTTACTACAGCAAATAATGATAAAAACAGAACAAAAAATTGCTTCAAGACCTTCCTTTTTAGATCAGGCAGCTCTTATTGAAAAGATTAAGTCTGGTTATATCGTTAACCGTGTAGACAAGTTTACTACAAAAACTAGCTTTGCCCCATCAACTATCGCATACTCTCACGGGGAATGTCCTAGATACTGGTATCTTGCCTTTAATGGTGCCATGTTTACAGACAATGCAGATGCATACGGTGGAGCAAACATGACTGCGGGAACAAAGTCGCATGAAAGAATCCAGAAAGCTATGAGCGATGCTGGTATTCTTAAAGATTCAGAATTTAAGATAACATCTTCAGATCCACCGATTTTTGGTTATGGAGATGTTGTTTTAGACTGGGATGGTCAGGACCTTCTTGGCGAAATTAAAACTATGCCAAATGAGGGTTTTGAGTACAGAAAGCTTGCAGGAAAGCCAAAGTCAGGACATCTGATTCAGCTACTTATTTATATGAAAATTTTAAATAAGGGCAAAGCCGTAATGATTTATGAAAATAAAAACAACCACGAGCTATTGATTTTTCCTGTAGAATTAAACGAGTATTCTTTTAAGTGGGTAGAGAACGCTTTTGAATGGATGAGAACAGTTAGAAGGGCTTGGGAAAACAAAACCCTGCCAGAGAAAAACTATAGGTCTAATTCAAAGATTTGCAAGACTTGTCCGATTCGGGCAACTTGTGATGCAGCGGGAACTGGAGAGGTAAAGATCAAGTCTTTGGAGCCTCTAGATGAAGCATTGTCAATGGTGTGACAACAGTTTTGAAACAAAAGTTTCTTACCAAATATACTGCTCCCCCGAATGCAGGGATGGAGCTACTAAACAAAAGATTACTGAAAGATATCAGCTCTCTAGGATTAGCCGTAGGGCTGGTAAGGTTAGAAAGTGCAAGAAGTGTGAGCAGAATTTGTCAATTTATAATGATGAACAGACCTGTAGCAAGTGCCTAATTAATCCAGCTGACATATCTATTGCTCTAAAAGATATAAAAAGGTTATCTAATGGTAAATCTTAATTTATTAAAAGATACCCCCAAGAATATCTGTGCGATCGATGCCAGCACAAACAGTTTGGCCTTTGCTATTTTTAACGATAAGTCTTTGGTTGCCTGCGGTAAGATTAATTTTAAAGGACCAGACACCTATTCTAAAGTAGGAGATGCTGCAAGAAAATCAGTAGCCTTTTTTGATAAGTTTGATATTGATGCAATTGTCATTGAGCACACGGTATTTATGAATAGCCCAAAGACTGCCGCAGACCTTGCCCTGGTCCAAGGTGGTCTTCTTGGGGCAGCTAGAATTGTGGGGATAAAAAGATTTGGATCTGTCAGCCCTATTACTTGGCAAAACTTTATAGGAAATAAAAAACTTACTACTTTAGAAAAGCTGGAGGTAGCAAAGAACAATCCAAATAAAGCTCCGTCTACTTTAAAGACAATAGAGAGAGAGTTTAGAAAGCAACGAACAATTAAGTTTGTAAACACCTACTACGACAAGCAGATAGATGATAACGATGTCGCAGATGCTATAGCAATTGGACACTATGCTGTTAATAACCCAGGAAAGATTGGCTTGTAAAAATGGCAGCAAAGTTGTATACTAGTGAGGCATGGCTTAAAAAAAGATATTGGATGGACAAAAAGAGTCCAGAAGAAATTGCAAAAGAATGTGGCACAAGCGTAGAAACTATCTATGTTTACCTAGCAAAATTTGGACTAAGAAAGAGTAGAAGATGAGCATACAAACAGAAAAAGATATTGCAAGAGTTTCAGACCAAGTTAGAGACTTGCTGATTTCTAAGAATAGGTCTTATGGAGATTCGGCATTGCACCCTTCAAGAATATTTTCAAAAACAGACAACGTAGAGCAGCTGCTGGTTCGCATTGATGACAAGCTCTCACGCATACAGAATGGTCACGACTGGCCAGGGGATAATGAAATTGACGATCTGCTTGGGTATTTAATACTTCTTAAGATTGCCAAAGAAAGAGCTTCTGGTGAATAAAAGAAGGTCTTCTCTTATAAGAGAAACCAAGTTTGAAAGAGTTAAAGAGATGTGGGTAGGCAACAGGTTAGTGGTAGCTGGAGAGATTATAAAAATTTCTGGAGAATATGGGGCAAGGTTCAAGTTTGACAGCCTAGTAACAAACAAGGAAACTGGGGCTCAGTGGATAGACTGCTTTGAGTTTAGCAAAAGCTCGGTTTCTGCATGTAGATCGTTCAGATCTGATAGAATTAAACTAATGCCAATAAAAAGGGGTAGGAAGAATGTCGACTGAAGATAACCTAATTGAACACTTAGACAAGGTAAACAAAGTAGTAGAAGAATACCTTAAGGGCAGTGAAGCTACCCAAATTTCTAAAGAGCTAGATATTCCACGACAAAAAGTTGTAACGTACATCAACGAGTGGAAGCAGATGGCCTCAGACAATGCAGCTATCCGTGCAAGAGCCAAAGAGGCATTGGTGGGAGCAGACACCCATTACAATAAGCTAATTAATAAAGCTTATGAAGTTATTGATGATGCAACCACAGCTGCAAACCTTAGTGCAAAGACTGCTGCCATTAAGTTAGTCCTTGACATTGAGGCAAGAAGAATTGATATGCTACAAAAAGCTGGGCTGCTAGAAAACAAAGAGCTAGCAGAAGAGATGCTAGAGATTGAAAGAAAGCAAGACGTCTTGGTAAACATTCTTAAAGACATTGCTTCAGAGCATCCACAAATACGAGACGAGATTATGCGTAGGCTATCTGCTGTCTCAAAAGACAAAGAGGTAATCACGATTGTCAGCGATGTTTGATGAGTTTTTAGAAGTCCTAAAAGATAGCAACTTTGATGAGACCCCAGTTGATGCAAAAACATTTGTGGAGGGCGAAGACTATCTGGGCCAACCTCCGTTGTCAGATGTTCAGTATGACATTGTCGAAGCTATGAGTCAAATTTATAAATTAGAAGATTTAATTAATTTAATGGGACAGGAAGAAGGTACAAGATATTACAAAAAGTATACAAAAAATGAAATTATTCTTCAACTTGGTAAAGGATCTGGCAAGGATTTTACGTCTACTGTTGCGTGTTCTTACATTGTATACAAGCTCCTTTGTCTTAAGGACCCAGCGAGGTACTTTGGAAAGCCAGGTGGGGATGCGATTGATATCA